AGCTTTGGCAATACGCGCCTCTCTGTCTTGCTCTGCTTTTTCCCTTATTGCTGTTTTGCTTTCTTCAATCTCTATTAACTTCGCTTTGTATTCATCACTTCCTTTTTGTAATAATGACAATTCTTTACGTTGCAATTCAAGTTGTGCGCTTAATACGTTTTTACCCTTGGCTTTCATCAAGTCAATTTCAAACTTCTGATTATCGATTGATTGCTTTGTTTTTAGCTCTTTATCTTTCTTATCATACCCTTGATTGTAAGCTGTAGCCATGTTTGCCCCTAACTTTTTGGCGTTATCATAAGCCTTTGAAAAGTCACCGTTAAATATATTACCTAATACCTGTCCAATAGTCTTAAATCCAGCTACAACACTATTAATTGTACCACTTGCAACCTGTGAAAAGTTCTTAAAAAAGTCGGTTACTTTCGAGAATCCCGGGAATGTATCTGTAATTGCTTTGCTAAACTCCTTCCAATTAGCTATAATACTTCCTAAAATAACGGCTAAAGCTCCTATTCCTGTTGAAATTAATGCAGCTCTTAACGAACCAAACGCACTAACAACGTTGTTTTTTATTACCGAACCTAAATTTTTAAATGAATCAATGCTTGAAGTTATACCGTTTATACCCTCAGCTAAAGCCATTGCGCTCTGAACCTTCAAAAGTTGCTCTTCTACTTTCTTACTTTCAACACCAACTAAGCCTAAAGCTCCTTGGTAAGCAGCGAATCCACTTGCAACACCTCCCAAAGCAGCACCAATAGCTTTGAATTTAGCATCAGGGTTAAAGGCATCTGTTAAATCTTTCGCATCACCTATTTGGTCTTTTAGTTCCGCTGCTCTTTTCGCTGCATTAGCCGCCTCTTTAGATGTTACACCGAACTGCTCTGATAACTTAGCTACTTCAGCTTGTGCTTCTCTTAATTGTGATTTAAGCGAACCTAAATTATTCTTTACCTCTAATTCAATTATTTTCTTTTCTGCCATTTGTAGCTTGTTTTAAGTATAACTCACGTTTGGCCTGTTTGTAGCTTTCACGAATAGAATTAGTAAGTTTATATTTTCCTTTAGCGATATCTATAATTTCGCTTTGACCGTAGAAGTCACCCGACTTCAATAATTGAATAATTGTATTAAGCATCTTGGTAAATTGTTGTGTAAGGTATACCGTCACGTGTTAACGATGTTTCAACAGGCACACCAGACGTGTTAGTTGGTAGTGTAACTGATATTAATTGTTCCGATGTGTAAGTTGTGCAAGTAGCACCCACGCATATCTCTGTTGATGTTTGACCATTCTCGATGAATACAGGTACTTCAACCGTTGTTGTTGTGGCTGTTTGAATAGGCAAGTTAACGTTTGCGATAGGTCTGAAATCATTGATTAACGACAAATCAACTTCACCACTTGTAAGGCTTACTTTCATCTCGTTGATAATATAACGTTTGTCACGTATAATTAGCCTGTCGTTTAGCTTTAGTGATGTCAATAATGAAATTGGAAACAATGCTTTAACGTTTGTTAGCCTGTTCTTTTGGTTGTATAAATTCTTTAAATAGCTATCGTAATAATTTAAATACAATGAGTTGTTTATTGACGTACCATTAAACGCACTACCTTCTACTGAGAAATGATTAGAATATAATGAATTGTTGTATGTTAACTGATTTGTCAAAGGCATATATTGAGTCCTTTGTGTTACGGTGTCACCTGTACTAAACCAAAAAGCAACACCCGTTTTTAACGCATCTAAATACAAAAGGATAGGCTTATTATCATAGCTTTCAACTGAGTTAATTGTATCTAATATAAAAGCTCTTGGTGGCTCTAAAGCATTTGTTACATCTTCTTTTGTAAATGATATATTTTCAAATGGAACATCTATTTTATATTCACCTCCATCATAATTTGCGTTTGAATCTTTATAGCTTCCAAATTCACGTGCAAACCTTGAATCATATTCTTTATTTATAAAGCTTTCTGACTTCTCATAATTGAAAGATATTTCTTTGTAAAGCTTATGTCTCTCTATTGTTATTTCATCCGTATCAATGTATTCAGTAACATCTATAATAGCTCCTTTTGTATACCAATCATCTAAAGGCTCTACCTGAAAGTTGTCTACTGATGTAGCATAACAAGTAAGATTAAACATTTTAAATATACCGCTTAAAAAGTCAGATATTTTAATGTCGGGAACATGGTCAGATGGGTTTAAAAAATTAGTAGTAGTTACGTTTGCACATGTAATATATGTGTTTGTAGTTATATCACCACCTCCTAATACAACAATTAAAGGAGATGCACTTGTTAACGGAACATTTGAACGTAATCTAAAAGTATAATTACCACTACTATTTGCCAATGGAAATTGGTCAGGAACACCACCCGTACCTACTGAAGTGTATGCAGCAAATGTATTTACAAATTTACCGTCTAAATAAACATCTAAAAAATACCTTTCAACCGTTGAATGAGTTATCTTAATAGTGAACTGCCCCGAAACTTTAACCATTGTATTGTTGGTTAAATTATAAGTTGCAGTACTTGATACTTGAGTACCACTAATAAAGTCTAATTCAACTGAAAAAACTTCCTTAAACGACTTTTTATTTTTAAGTAACAAAAATAATTCTGTAAATAACTTTTGATTAAAGAAATTTGAATTAAATGTTACACCGTATTTTGTCTGTATTGTTTCAAATATTTTTTTTACACGCAAAGAAGGGAATAACTCATCGTAAACAATAGGATAATTAGTATTACTTATATCCGTATTTGAACCATCACCATAGCTCCAAAGTCTATTTGATGAAATTAAAGGGTATCGAATATCATAACTTGTTGCAGATGTTAATCTTGTTCTTACTTCTGAACCATTATAAGTGTGTCCGTAACTGCTAAGATTTAAATCTTTTAGAGTATCATCCCCAAACTTATCTTTTAAGCTTGTTAAATCACCGTAAAACGTAATAGAATAACTTTCAACACGTCCTTTAACTACGTTTGAACTCTCGATTGATATCTTACCACTCCTAAATGGTATTGTACCTATCTCTATAAATGCATTACGTCTTATGTTAGGGTTGTTCTCCGCGTCAACGTCTACATCAGTCTGATAAAAATGATTAAACAATCTATTGTTACGTGGTGAAGCAGGAATAGTAAACGACTGAGTGAAGTCAGTGTAAACCTTTGCAATGTCTTGAACATTTTGAATAGAACTATTAATTTGTATTTCTTCATCGTTAAACAACTCTAACTTTTCATAGTTATTGGTAGTAACTTCAATATATATATCAACCTTTCTCATTATACAACACTATTAATTAAATCATACGCAAATTCAAATTCCAAACTATAATTAATCTGTTTAGTGTTAATCGACTTGTTTAGTTCAATCGATTTAGTTTTAAGTATAGCAGGCTTTTCATCTACTAACACCTTTTCACTTAGCATCAATTGTTTTAAATTGTCTTTGAAGTCCTCTTCAACCCATCCTGAATTTACTTTGATACTTTGTGTTCCGTTTTGGTTATACGTTGTACGTTGACCACCTGTTAAGCTATAATTGTACGGTTGCATCAAATTGTAATCTTTGTTAGTCACTTCAATATTATCGTTTGATGCTTTAAAGAAAAACTCACGTTGAAACGCTCCGTGTTTATTTATGAAGTCAACCTTTACCGGTGTATATAAACACTCTTCAACAGGCTTAAATGTCCATGTAGCTTGAACTGCATTTGAACTATTTATAACCTCAACAATCCACTGCTCTGTAAACCTACTATTATAGCATCTTGGCACGTAATACCAACCGAACCCCAACGATGAACTAAGGTATAATACACCCTCAGTGTCAGTCCATCTTATCTTATCGTTTGACTGAACGTAAACTAATATAAATCCCGCATTTGAACCACTATGATAGTAGTAAGTCTTTTGGTCTAACAAGTAATTCCCACCGCTATAATTCACACCATTAGCAAACTCAGTATAACCATCCGTAGCAATGTAGTCAGTTGTATCAATTAATGATTCAGTAGTGCCAACCGTCTTATATCTCTTTACTCTAACATTAAGCTTTTGAACACTACCATAAGAAGATGTTAATGTTGTAATGTTTGAGTATACCGTATGGTCAAAGTATTCACGAATATATGGTGCGATGTCATAGTAAGTTGTTGGTGCATTCGATGCGGGAATAGCTTTACTAAGGTTATATTGTGGTGTACCGGAGAAAGTTGTTGCACTGATAAATAACTCTATTCGTGTACTTACTTGACTTGCTTCATTGATACTAATAATATACGGTGACCTTGCTCTAATCATTTCGGTTGTTTAATTGAGTAATTAAATATTTTCTCTAAATCTATTTTTAAGTCATTGACTAATTCCTGTGGTAAACGTTTGTACGCTGCTTCAAAAGGCTTGGTGAAAAACAAAGTTGGTCTTATACCTTTCGCATAAATTGACCGTGTGATTAACCACGCTGTTGAATCGTAACTCATAAATTTACCTTTCTTATCTTTGAACTGAAATTTACGTGCTTTAACCCATCTGTTTATACCATCGGTCAACCCTCCTTTTTTACCTTTACCACTTCCAAACTTGTAAGGTGAGTTAGGAGCTTTAGCACTTGACTTCTTACCTCTTACACCCTTGTCTTGATAGTTACCGTATTCTTCCATCTCAAAACTTAACGAGTAACTCTTAGCATAAACCTTCGCTTGTCCTTTCAAAGAGTTGTATAACTTTCGTGTGTTGTTATGCGAGCCAAAAGGCGCACGTCCTTTTGTTAAGTTAGTACGAGCCTGTTTAATTACATAAGATTTAAACTTATCAAGTGCCGCCTGTAAGCCTGACTCCCTTAAATCTGCTAACATATTGTCATTTCATTTGGTGCTAATATGTCAAAGGTCATTGTCCAACCTGCAACCGCATCTGTAAACCTATCCACAAAAGGCTCGCAACTTGCTGTATCGTCTAACACTTCATACCCAGCATCGTTAATGTCACCTCTTCTTACTCTCTCAAAAATTCTGTTAAGTATGCTTAACGTTGTGTTTAACACATCGTCCTCATTATCGTTGCCCTTGAATATATCTACTACATCGTCTTTGCTTATGTCAACTATACTCATCATAACTAAAGATATGTTATATACCGTTGTATTGCCTCTAAATGCTACATCGTTAAATATAATATGACAAAGTGGATACATATCTTGCTTTGCATTGGTAATCTTATCCAAACTTCCTTTCGTTACTCTATTCACTAAAGGGTCTGCAAGTATAGAATCATGTAGTAAAGTTGATAGGTTATAATAGTTTTTCATGCGACTTCTTTAATTGTTTAACCTCGATTCTACTTTTTTGTTGTTCGAACGTTAAAAATGTTAGGCATTGATGAAGTCCCAGCGCTGTAACTTCGTCAAATCTTCTAATATCTCCTTGAGCGACGTGATAGATTGAGCTATACCAACCCCATTGTTTTGAGAATTGAACATTCTCTGAATATGGGTTTTGTTCTTCATTTTCTCCAAAGAGGACAGCGTACTGCTTATTAACTCGATTCCTAAAGTCCAAAAAAAAACCGATGCAGGAAGTACAACGTTTAATGGCGCGTATTTTAACACCTCTGAGTAACTTAAATCCCCTTTGTAAGACTCTATTTCATATTTACCCTTAACGTCCTTTACAATCGGTCTATACATCACCGCAAGTGCTTTGTGGATATTTTGAAAGTCACCTATGTTTGCCTCAATATCGATGTACTCACCCCAGGATATTTCTTCAATGTCGGGAATGAATCCAAACTCAACATCGTTTAATTTAAACCTATGTTTGAAAGCAGTCTTTTCGTTAAATATTTTATTGAAGTGTTGCACCAACTCTATTACCGTTGACGCTTTCATCTTAACAACTTCCTTTAATTCTAAGCCGCAAAATATTTCAATCATTTTCTGGAATACAAATTCTTTATCGTCCGAGTTGTTCAAAGTAAGCATGTACTTCTGGTACCTATCTAAACTTATTTCGGATAGGTTGGAAGGTATTTCAATCTCTACTTTCATTTTGCCACCATTACTTTAGCTCTAACACCTTTCCAATATTTCAATGATGCTTCAGCTTTCGCTACTTCATTGTCGATTGACTCAACACACTGAAATTTCCAATTGTCTCCGTATTCGTCTTTATAAGCGTCTACAACTTTAACGCTACTTTCATTAATCATTTGTCTTAAACTTTTACCTAATTCCATATTTACCTTTGTTTGGGTTACTTAATTGATAACTAACTGCATATCTTAACGCATCTAATGCGTGGTTATATTTGTCTATTGGTGTTTCACTCTTACGTTCTAACCAACAATAGTTGTTTAATTCTTTTATCAAATCTACGGAATTTTCGTCGATAATTAGTTCATAATCTCTAATCATTTCAATACCCTCCGTTATTTTATGTTTAACACACGGTACTACATTATTCCCTTGATGCTTTAATTCTGTTATAAGCCTTGGCTCTGCATTATCTCCAATGATTAACCCACCTTTTGCGAAGTGATTGTTTAACCTTGCAAGTTCTGATGTTACTAAATTAGTTTGATAAATATGCAGTTTACAATAAATAATCTTATGTGTTTTGTCTATTGACGTTTCTACGAGTGTTGTAGGGTCGTTTGAGAATCCATAATCCTGACCAAACACTGACCCGTTATCATTATTGAATGATCCTATCTTCCAATTATTATAGATAACTCCCTCAGCTTTATCTAACCAACCTCCAAGTATTGTATGTTTATACTTCTCGGGACGTCGTTCTTTTATCGTTTTTATTTGATTTAAAAAACTTTCAGATAAGTTTGATATATTGTCTTGGTACGTTGTGTGAATGTACGTAGTATCGCCTTTAACGGTATTGACTCCGGCTTCAACCCCTTTACTCTCAAAAAACTTTTGATAGATGAAATGTTCTTTTGTAGCAGGGTTAAGAATAAGTATGACCCTGTTTTGTTTTTCCTTATGTCGAATAGAGTAATCAATCTTATCAAATACATCTTCATCGGTTAACTCTTCAGCTTCATCTAACACCCATGTTGTTACACCTGTCAATGATTTAAGGTTTGCTGTTTGAGTTCCGCTCGATGTCTTAATACCTTTGAATAGAATCTTACTTCCTGTTGTTAGATTTATTATTTCATCCTTAGTAATATGAAAGTCTGAGTTTTTACCTAACAAATCAACCTTATCAATAAACTCAGGTATAATAGAGACGTGAGCAGAAGTAAGGGTATAACGTGTAAATAATATAACATGGTTTGATTCGTAGGTAAGGAGCAGTAGAAGTAAATTAATAGAATATGACTTACCACTACCCCGACCACCTGTAACAATGAAATATCTACTATCATTTGCAAATGCTTTATATTTCGGATTCAGTACTACCAAAACTTATCAAGTCTTTTAGTGTTGTTGTGTTGATGTTAATGTCAGATTCAACACGCTCTTTTGGTTTACCATATGAGTATTCAATGATAATTTTTGAGGCGCTAATTTTATCAGCATCCTTTGACTTATCGCTAACTACTATATTAGCTAAGCATTGAACAGCATCTAATGAATAAGGCATCATTAAGTCTCTGATTCTGTTCTCCTCATCTTTTGGTTTACGACCTGCCCCCGGTCTCGCTCCTCCTGTTCCAGCCATTGATTTTGTATTGTTTATTCAATTACCCTAATAAAGCTCCTTGATCATTAGGAAATGACTCTTTGTTATACTCATTAAAAACTATTCTTGTTTTGCGTAACATATCGTTTAAACATGAAGCGCATGAGGTTGGTCGTTCGTTTGTTTTAAATACTCTATTGTAAACCTTTAAGAACTCAATTTGTTGTGATGGTTTAATCTTAACAGAAATTTGAGGTAATAGTTCTTCCAATAATTTATATTCAGGTTCCGTTAAACATTCTGGAGTCTTGTAAGGAAACATTTTGTTTAGTTTCTCTTTACGTTTATCGCATCCACAATCTTCACCTGCAATAAATTTAAC